GGAATACACTGGGACGGTGTACACCCGTTGTGGCTACGGCTTCGTAAACCGGTTCACCACCTTCCCACCGACTAAAGTCGGGTGCGTAGTGTCGCGAGCTTCTCGTGAACTACCACACCTTCCGGGACGAAATATACGTCTCGGGGGAGATCGAGCGGCTTGCCCTCGATCATCCAGTCCACCAAACGGTCGACTGTGAAAGCCCGCTCTTCGCAACTCAGAGTTGTCGAAGAGGTTGGAAGGTTCCACGAGAGATTCTCGTAAAACCTTTCCTGCCTAGCCTTCCAAGGTATGCTTTCATACTGCTTGGAACGGTACGGATCTATTCCGTGCCGTAGGCTCACTTCGGGGAATAACATATCCCTGAAGAGGTAGGGACGCCCAATGAGGTCAATGGCCTCATGGACGTCCAAAAGCCGCATTCGCTTTGCGAGTGCAGCTTTGTCCTTGTAGCGGAGATTTCTCCACACGAGGACAGGGTCCATTTCGTCGTCTTCGGCGAACAAGAAACCCTGGTCTAGCGCTCTTTTAAAGAGCTCTAGATCATCTACTCCTTTCACCAAATCGGTGAGCAGTAGAGTTTCGCGGATTTGATCTTCGATCAAATCTGCGGATATTCCACGTGCCCTGGCGTTCGTCGCGAAACTCGCGAGAACCCGGGATAACATGGGCGTGGAGGTACCATCAAGTACTTGCTTGATGGCCCAAAGATGCACTTCGGGTATTGCGCGGAGTGCACGCCGTGCATCTGTCTTTGACAGATGGTAGGCAGGAGCTTCTATACCTCCCAGTTTTACTGGAAGGTATCGGAACGCAAAATCGGCTGGCATAAACGTGCCCAGTCGTTGCTCCCAACGTCGGGAGAAGACGGGAAGTAAAACTTCCCATCCCCCACCGAGCCAAGCCAGCATGCCATGCATCTGGCGAGCCTTGCCAATGGCAGGGTTTGGCTCATCTTTTCCCTCGTGCTCCTTAGCACATGGGGAAAAGAGCCTTATCTTCATCGCATCGATGTGAGGCTGCTCAAGATAGGGTACATCTCGAAGAGGAACTTTCCTCCTCCAGATGTCACTATCCTTGAGCCCTACCGTAAGGAGCATCTCCTCACAGTAGAAACCACCCAGCGAACTTAAGAAGTTCTGCGGCCATGATACGGACATTCCGTTTAAATCATGGTTCAGCGTAATACGCTGAAGGTATTCCCTCGGACCTTGACCAAAATGGTCATCGCCCGAACATGCAAAGACTCTCCACCGAATCGGTGGAAATCCTTGCCGGGATTTCAGATGATAGAGAAACTCGTCATCTGAAGCATCTACGAGGTCGTAGATGTAGCGAAGTAGAGCTTCCCCTTCAGCCACTAGGTTATGAAGGGTCAATACTATCTTCGCGCCGGGATCTCCCATTAGGATACCCCGGTTGGTAGGTTTATCAAAGTTTTCTTTGATAACCTCCGATTCGTATATGCGCGGGCTGCAAAGCAAGTCCGCGCATAGTTTGAAATACGTATCTCCGGTACGTTCCAAACCACGATGTAGGCCCTCGAGCATTGCTCGAGAATACTGATGCGTACAGAAATCTGTCGCAGTAGTAAGGTCGCTACTAAGGTAGTAGCGATCGCCTATGGGAGGAGAGGCAGAGTTTCCCTGCCTCTTCACCCACTCATATAATTGCCACCCTCGAGTTAGACCCGAGGTAGCCGATGGATGATTTCTTAAAGCACCTATCGTGTGGTGGGCCCAGGGTTGGAGTAACATTGTTAGCCAATCCTCTGCCACCGTGACGACCCGGGACTTTGCCCCAGGTTCGCCAATAGCTGATGGTCGTATTGACGGCCATCGGCCAGACATACGAAGTATGTCATTTTCTCTATAGTACGGGGAGCCTACAAGGATTCCTTGTTTTAGGCCCTCTTCGATAGACCATTGTAACAGTTGATAACCGGTTACTTCGTCTAATCCGTACAGAGGATCCTCCATTTTGAAATTTTCAAAATCGAGGTTCACGCGGTCGTCGCTTTCGCCGGCCTCGTGAGACAAATCATGATTCAGAGAATCTCTGCACATGGTTTGCCAGCGAGGCCTACCGGTTTCTAACCAGTAGGTCTTCTTGAACCAAGTCGTTTCTAAAACGTCTTGGTTCGGCACGAAGCTGAGCCAAGATCGGAATTTTATTCCGATCTCGGCCGCTCTTCCGCCTTCGTCGCAACTCGAATCTAATGAAGCATTAGATGTGAGTGACGTGTGACCGAGGCTGGTATAACCAGCCTCGTCACAAAATTTCTTCGTCTGTCTACCTATTAGGTAGCTAATCCGTGCAAGAATCTCTTGTCGCGTGCCGGACGCAGCGAAGCCCGTGTGTAACGTCTCTGAGTGCTTTCTCAGTGACATGTCGCGGGTGGCTTTTCCACCAGCAGGAAAATTCCTACTGGTGCATAGGTGCATGACTCGGGTTGCTTCAACCTTAGTCCGCACTCCTCTCTCCATGACTGGTCCCAGCCATGGCAGAAGCTTACGCCAAAATGGCGGCAGCCGCTTGGGGTTTCCCCAAGCGCAGGCATACCCAGGAAAATCCTGAGGTAGCGTCGGTGCCTCAGTCTCTGACTGAAGCGCCGCCCACTTCACGAGCGCGGAAAACCTTTTCCATTCTCGTGTTACTCGATCAGTGCTGTGAGCACCGAGCGAGTAGCACCAGTGTATAAGTTTCTTATATTCTGGTCTCTCCTTAAGAGATCTAATCTCTTCAGGAGAGGAAGTGATCAAATTAT